GATGAATTTAAGGGACCCATATCTGCTCCGGCAAGCGCCGTGGCAGCTGCATCACGCGAACTCAAGACCATGCCGGTCATTGGGAAGTTTGCGACAGCAGCAGAGATAGGAGCTACGGCTGTTGCTAAGGTTTCTTCACTCTTTGGTTTTTCCAACAAGGTTGACCTGGAGGGGGCAACTAAAGTTCAGCCTAATCCTTTCCCTGATCTGGCAACCGTAGGTACTTCGTATCCCACAGCTCGTTTAGTACTTGACCCCAAAAATGGTTTGGGTGCGGATGGGTCGTCTCTGGGTCTTCCTCGAGAGGACCACATGAACATTTCTCATATTGTCACCCGAGAGTCTTATGCCACTCAATTCTCGTGGAACCCAAGTCAGGTTACAGACACTTTGCTATTCTGTGGTAAAGTGACACCTAAGATTTTCGCACTGGAGAACATGGGCATTAACCCTGTCTCGTTGATACCTTGGAACAAGATTCACATGGTTCCCATGTGTATGGTTTCTAAACTCTTCCGATATTGGAGAGGGTCTATTATCGTCAAGTTCAGGTTTGTTGCCACGCCATACCACAAGGGTAGATTGATCATTTCGTATGATCCGACCGGCACGACGACTTCAAATCTTGCCAATACTGCAGACACCACTGCGGTAGTTCAAACCTACATTGTGGACATGTCCACACTTGGTGACGACAGAGAATTTGAGATTTGCATTCCCTACAGTCAGTCTGCTCCATGGTCAATGATTTATCCGAAGCACGATTCCGAGTGGACTAACATTCTCACACCTACATACGAGCACTATGCTGACGAGGATAATGGCGTCATTTCCGTTCGAGTTCAAACGGAACTGTCATCTCCAAGTGGCTCAGGCACTGTACCTATTCAGGTATTCGTACGAGGAGGACCAGACCTAGAGTTTGGGAGTCCCGGTATCGACAACTCTGAATCAGTTACCGCCATGGAGCCCCAATCCGGGCATGAAGACATTGCTACTGTTAGAGCGCCAGACGATGCCTATCTCCTCAACATGGGAGAAAAGGTTTCCGACTTACGGTCTGTTATCCAACGCAGAAGTCGTCTGTTGAACATGAAGGTGTCCATGACTGTCACCAATAATTACGAGATCACCAATATGTCGTTTGCTCGTACACCACTCACACCTGGGTGGGTTTCCAATGGTCTACATGTCATTCAGAAAGTTGGTGGAGTAGGGAATGTGACTGGTAACTGCGTTGAATGGACTGCTCTGTCCTGGTTGTGGCCCCACTTTGTGGGGCACAGAGGTAGTATTGACTACGTCATGAATGGAGATTTTTCTTCGCCATGTGGTCACTTTTCCGCATCGAGGACGACCAAGGACACAAACCTGGGTAAGACGGCTGTAGGTCTTGCGGGTACATCTACTGACGCTGCGCTAAATAACTGGGTGATTAATAACACACCATCTACCACAGGTGGTATTTCGCTTACTAGCACCTCAGTGCTTCCATCACTCTCAGTGTCATTCCCTATGTACCACTTCAACAAGTTTTTCCCCAATGAAGTTTCATTGGCCAATAATCCCGCTATTGATACTGTGGATTGGCCAATTGCTCCAGCGGGAGACAACTTTACACAGGTGCATTTGGAGAAAAATAATGATGTTTTGACCAATACCATTATCTCCAATTCGCCTGATACGACCATTGGCCGGGTTGAGTATTACCTCAGTGCAGGTCTAGATTTCCAATTTTTATGGTTTATTGGATGTCAACCAGTGTGGAATCACGGTCCCTTTACCGTGATTTAAAACCAATGGCAGAATAGCTGCCTGGTGGGAGAATAGCTCCCACGGCCCTGTGTGCACGATGCACAGGCCCC